GAGCACGAGGACTTTGAAGTGGCAGCCGCTGCCAGCGCAAGATTGGGCGTAAAAAGTACCATCCTTGAGTCGCGCATTGAGCAGTTTCTGCGTTGCGGTCGAGCCATCGGTGGGCGCATGCCGATTGCACTGAACTACTACGGCGCGGATACAACGGGCCGGTGGTCAGGCACCATGAAGATGAANCANCAGAACCTGCCGCGCGTGAATCCAAACAACCCGAAGCCGTCTGATGCGCTGCGTAATTGCTTGCGTGCNCCGAAAGGCAAGAAGGTNGTNGTGGCTGACTTGTCTGGCATNGAGCTGCGAGTGAANCACTTTCTGTGGAAAGAGCCGGACAGCATGAAGTTGTTTCAGGCTGATCCTGAGAAGGCTGATCTNTATAAAGACTTTGCCAGTAAGCTCTACAAGAAGTCGTGGGATGAAGTCACAAAGGCTGAGCGGCAGGTGGGTAAGGTTGCTCACTTAGGACTAGGCTTCGGTGCTGGTGCCGCGACGTTCCAGAAGGTTGCCCGTCTGATGGGCGGCGTTGACTTGAGCTTGGAAGAGTCAGAAGAAATCGTTTCAAAATGGCGAAACGAATACGGGCGGATCGCATCAGGCTGGCGCACGTGCCACGACGCGCTGGCAAACATACACTACAAGCACTACAACATCGACATCGACCCGTGGGGCTTGTGTAAGACTGCCGAAGGCGGGATCAAGACACCGCTTGGCATGATCCGTTACCCCGATCTGCGCCAAGAAACTAACGAGGAAACGGGTAGGCAAGAGTGGGTGTACGGCAATGGGCGGAAGAAAGCTCGCATTTACGCAGGGAAAGTGACTGAGAACATTGTGCAGCACCTTGCCCGTGAGGCTCTGTCTGACATGATGCTGAAGATTCAAGAGCGTTACCCAATCGCACACACCGTGCACGATGAAGTCATACTGGTGGTCGATGAGGCTGAAGCGCAGCAAGCTCTTGATTTTATGCAGGAGATCATGCGCGGGGGAGTCACGTGGTGGCCAGAGCTGGTAACATGGTCGGAGGGCGATATTGCCGAGGACTACGGATCAGCTAAATGACCAAAAAATCGTGGAGTTTCAGTGCGTTAAAGACTTTTGAGACTTGCCCTCGCAAGTATCACGCCGAGAAAGTTCTCAAGCTGTATCCGTTTGAAGAGACGGAGCAGACGATCTACGGCAACAAGGTGCATCTCGCTGCTGAAGAATACATCCGCGACGGTAAGCCGCTGCCCAGCGGCATGGAGAAGTTTCAGCCAGCACTTGACGCGCTGAATAAAATTCCCGGCGAGAAGCACTGCGAGCTCAAGATGGCACTGACTGCTGACCGCAAGGCGACTGATTTTCTGGCTAAAGATGTTTGGGTGCGAGGCATTGCTGACTTAGTTATCGTCAACGGGGATAAGGCTAGGGTGGTTGACTACAAGACAGGCTCTGCCAAATACCCAGACAAAAAGCAGCTAGAGTTAATGGCACTCATGGTGTTCGAGCACTTCCCCGAGGTCACTAAAGTCAAAGCCGCGTTGGCGTTCCTCCTGCACGATGTTGTGGTGAAGGGCGAGTACAAGCGTGACGAGGCTGACAAGTTATGGGAGAAATGGACGCAGCGTACAGATATACTTGACGCAGCGTTTGAGAATGACAACTGGCCGCCGAACCCGAATGGCCTGTGCCGCCGCTACTGTCCTGTGCTAAACTGCGAGTACAACGGGAGGCAAGAATGTGGCTAACAGACGAGATTACACTGGGCAGACCTACGGTAAATTGACGGCGCTGCGCCGCAATGGCACTGAACGACGAGGGGCCGCTCTCTGGTTATTTTTATGCGAGTGCGGAAATACAAAGACTTTACGCGCAACAGCGGTACTAAAAGATAACTCTATATCGCATTGTGGTTGCGTAGCACGTCAACCATACAAAATTCATGGAGCCACCGATACTTTTGAATGGAGGTGTTGGATGGCTATGAGAAAGCGCTGCAACTACGAGAAGCATCCCAGATATAAACACTATGGCGGTAGAGGCATAAAAGTGTGCGATCGCTGGCAAAACTCTTTTGAGAATTTTCTTGCAGACATGGGGGCCGCACCGGACAATACACACTCAATAGACAGAATTGATAATAACAAAGGGTATTCCCCTGACAACTGTCGGTGGCTGCCAAAAAAATTACAGTCAGCAAATAGAAGATGCTGTAGAGGAGGCCCACGTGCCTAGAAATCCACGTGACTACAAGAAAGAGCGTAAGTACGACAGCAAGCCAGAAGTGAAGGCCCGCCGGGCAGCGCGCAACCGAGCACGATATAAGCTCATGAAAGAAGGCAAGGTGCGTAAGGGGGACGGCAAGGACGTCGATCATAAGAAGCCGCTCAGTAAGGGTGGCAGCACTAAGCGTAGCAACCTGCGGGTCAAGCCCGCGTCGAAAAACCGATCCTATGCACGGACAAAATCCGCTAGGATGAAATAGTTAGTTAAAGTGAGCATCGAGCGGCGTAGAAACCGGTCGGTGGTCGCACCACAGACGAGGTCGGGGGCCGTTATTACTGGTCATAACCTTGGGAACCCGTGCGTCGATAGAGCAGTGCACGGCTCGTACTCGGTGCTCACTTTAGTTTTCTTTACCTCTTGACTCCCCCATCTCCGATCCTCTAATCTGGTCTGCGCCGTTCTGTCAGAGTGGAATGTGCAATCTTTATCAGTAGGTCTCAGGAGGTATCGTGGAAGTCATCGAGGATCGTGGGTTACTCGTTCGAGTTCGTGACCATGAGCGCGTCACAAGCCATATAAAACAAAGCAAATACATTGGCCGCGAAGACGGCGTCGACAAGGTTCTTGTCAATTGGACGCTTGGCAACGTGCGTAAACTTGCCAATCTAGGACTTCGCAAAACCCCATCCACAATCCTGCGCGACTATGACTGGCCCGGCATCTACAAGCCGTTTGACCACCAGAGACAGACCGCCAGCTTTCTGACCGCGAACAACCGCGCTTTTTGTTTCTCCGAGCAGGGCACTGGCAAAACAGGTGCCGTCATTTGGGCTGCTGACTATCTGATGCGTGTCGGGGATATAAAACGCGTACTGATTGTTTGCCCGCTCTCTATCATGCACTCCGCGTGGATGACTGACATATTCAAGATCGCGATGCACCGCACCGCTGCGGTAGCTCACGGCACCAAGGAAACGCGCAAGAAGGTGATAAACGGAGACTATGAGTTTGTCATCATTAACTACGATGGCATCCCGATCATGGAGAAGGAGCTGCAGGGCAAGTTTGATTTGATCGTGGCCGACGAGGCCAACTTCTTAAAGACAGCTACTACCCGTCGATGGAAGGCTTTTAATAAAGTTCTTAAGCCAGAAAACAGACTGTGGATGCTAACTGGCACCCCGGCAGCCCAAAGCCCCGTTGATGCCTATGGGCTTGCAAAGCTGGCAGTGCCTCAGCGCGTGCCGCCTTACTTTACGAATTGGAAGAACCGCGTGATGATTCGCGTCTCGCAGTTCAAATACATACCGTCGCCCGAGTCCACCAAGATTGTAAACGCAGCACTCCAGCCAGCGATCCGCTTTACAAAGGCAGACTGCCTAGATTTGCCGCCTGTGACCTACGTCACCCGAGAGATCGAGCTGACCGCTCAACAGAAGAAATACTACAAGCAGCTTAAAAAACAAATGGTCATTGAGGCTGCGGGCGAGAGCATCAGCGCAGTACACGCTGCCGCTGGTCTGACAAAACTTCTCCAGATAAGCAGCGGCGCGGTCTATTCAGACGAAGGTGAGGTCGTGCAGTTCGACGCTAAGAACCGGCTGGACGAGGTGTCCGAGGTTGTGCAGGAGGCGACCAACAAAGTCATCGTGTTTGTGCCGTTTAAGCACGCCATCGACATCGTGGCTGATCGACTTCGCAAGGACGGCTTTACAACTGAAATCATCAGCGGCGATGTGTCGATGAAGGCACGGACAAAGATATTCAAAGACTTTCAGGAGAGCGATGACCCGCGTGTGTTGGTCATCCAGCCACAGAGTGCTTCGCATGGTGTGACGCTTACCGCTGCCGACACAATAGTTTGGTTTGCACCAATTGCATCAGTTGAGACTTGGCTACAAGCAAACGAACGCATTAACAGACCTTCACAAGAAAATAAGATGACAATTATCAAAATATACGGCTCAGAGGTTGAAAAGAAGGTATATGATGCTTTAGAATCCAAAGAAACCAATCAAAAGCAATTGGTTGCATTATACGAAGACGCATTAAAAGACTAGACCACTCAGTGACTTAGGAGACAGCAAGATGGACACAGGCAAACTAGTCGCGGCGTACGTCAAACTCCGCGATGCACGCAATGAGCTCAAGCATAAGTTCGATGAAGAGGATGCAGAGCTCCGCAAGAAGATGGACAAGATCGAGCAGAAGCTGCTTGATCTATCTAAAGAACACGGGCTGGACAGCTTAAAGACTCCGTACGGCACGGCGTCGCGAGTTGTGCGAACCCGTTACTGGGCACCCGACTGGGATGCGTTCACGAAGTTCCTAGATGAGCACGGCTCTTACGATTTGCTTGAGCGTCGGATTCATCAGGGCAACTTCAAGCAGTTTCTGGAAAGTAATCCAGACATCCAACCGCCGGTTAACGCAGACAGCCGGTATTCAATCATGGTACGACGAGGTAATAAATCGTGAGCGACACAGAGCTGGAGCTGCTGACAACCAAGGAGGCTGCACAGTTTTTGCGGCTCTCTCCGTCAGCAATCCACAAACTGAGAAAAGAGGGGCACATACCCTTCGTACAACTGGGCAAGAAAGTTTTCTTTAAAAAAGAATCACTTGTCGAGTACGTCAATGACCAGATGAGAATTTACGAGTAAGGAGATCAGTGATGAGTAAAGAGATTGGACTTTTTGAAGGCGCAGCCAACGTCCCTGCCCATTTGCGTGGGGGCGAGCTGTCGGATACCGCTAAGGCGCTAGGTGCTGGCGGTGGTGGTCTGAAGTGGATCAGCATCAAAGGTGGTGTGTTCCGCATGATGGTCGGCAACCAGCAGGTTGCAACGAGCGAAGACCGCGCAATGAAGATGGTCATTGTGGCCTCAGCGCCGGGCTATGCGCGTACCTACTACGCTGACTCTTATAAAGAGGGCGTCAAGGCTATGCCTGCCTGCTGGTCTGACGACGGCAATGCTCCGAGTGAGAATGTACCAGAGCCGCAGAGCAATCTGTGTGCAAGCTGCCCGCAGAACGTTAAAGGCTCCGGTGCCAGTGGTGGCCGCGCCTGCCGCTACTCTGCACGCCTCGCCGTTGTGCTTGAGGGTGACATGGGCGGCGACGTCTATGGCTTGAATGTGCCAGCTACTTCAATCTTCGGCTCTGTCGATAGCGAGCAGTATCTCTCGCTGCAGGAGTACGTGAAGAAACTCGCAGGCTATGGCTACGATGTGGTCAAGGTTGTGACTGAGATGAAGTTCGACACAAACTCACCTGTGCCGAAGCTGATTTTCCGCGCTGTGCGTGCACTCGAAGAAAACGAGTGGGAGGTCATCAAGAAGCAGGCTGAGACAACCGAAGCCAAGACGCACACTGGCGAGCGTAAGTTCGAGCGCAGTGAGGACGATGAAGAGTCCGCACCAGCTCCGAAGCCAAAAGCTGCTAAGAAACCAGCAGCCAAAGAAGCTGAGGAAGTCGAAGAAGTTGAAGAGGTTGAAGAGCCGAAGAAGGTCTCCAAGAAGAAAGAGCCGGAGCCCGAGGCTGATGATATCTCCGACATTCTCGACGAATGGGGTGATGAGGACGACTGATGTTGTACGGTGAATTACAGTACAACGAGCTCACGCTCTTGTTGCGCGAAGCGTTAAGCAAGACACACGGCGATGTTGTTGAAATTGATAGAGATTTAGCAGAGCAGCTTTGCTTTGCACTGCAGCATCTTGTGTCTATGCGAGACCAAATCATGAGCGAAGAGAAATCTTCGGACTTGAATGATGCGCAATTAGAGCTATTCTAATCGTTCGACTGAGTACGGGGGCAGCTAGGCTGCCCCCTTTATGACAACGCTGGAAGCATCGAATGAGACCACTACAAGAATTTCTCGATGCTGTGCTTCCTGATAAAGGGGCTTATTGCGTTGTTGGCATCCAGAACAGCAAGGTCAGGCAATTATTCGTCGAGACAAAAGACGAGATTGCAGAGAGAGCAGCAGACCTAGTTGAGCGTGGAGTCAACGCATATTTCGCGGTAGCGTCCTTCAGCGAAGGCAGTAACAACAGAACACAAGACAACGCAGCGTGGATGAAGTCATTCTGGCTCGACCTAGACTGTGGGCCGGAGAAAGACTATCCGTCGCAGGAAGAAGCGCTTAAGGCGCTCCCGGACTTTATCCGCAAGGCCAACCTGCCAGCCCCACTGCTGGTCAACTCCGGCAACGGCGTGCACGTCTACTGGCCACTGCACGATGAGATTGACTCTGCAACGTGGATGCGGATCGCACGCAAACTCAAGGCAGCGTGTCGCGTGCTTGGACTCAACGCAGACCCTGCGGTCACTGCGGACGCTGCACGCATACTGCGCGTGCCGACGACAGTCAACTTTAAAGACCCAGAGAATCCAAAGACTGTGCACGTGATGGGTGACGAGTATGAAGTCACCACCGCCGATGACATCGAGGAGAACCTCGACGCTCTGGACTTACCAGAGGATAAGCCCGCGACGCATGATAAGGGCGAGCTCAGTGAAACGGCGAAGGCGCTGATTGGTGTTAAGACTTCTAAGTTCAGCAAGATCGCACGTCGTAGCATAAATGGTTACGGTTGTAACGCACTTCGTTACATCATTACTAATCAAGATGGCTTGGACGAGCCGCTCTGGCGTGCAGGTCTGTCTATCGCATGGGCTTGTGAAGATGGCGAAAAAGCCATACATAAGATGTCGAGTAAGCACTCGGCGTACGACCCGAAAGCTACGCTTGAAAAAGCAAAGCTGACTAAAGGGCCGTACACCTGCGAGACAATCGCAGAGATTATGCCGGAGCTGTGCGAAGGCTGTCCGCACCGTGGCAAGATCACGAGTCCCATTCAGCTTGGCAGTGAAGTCAAGCGGGATGAAGATGGCATGTTCATGATCGAGCCGCCGAAAGAAAAACAGCCTGAGCCGGTGACCGAAGAGGTCGAGGCAACTGTTAAGGAATCCTTAGAAGTTGAAGAAGTGCCTTCAGATGATGAGGAGGAAGTCAAAGGATTCAAACCGCCATTTCCGTACTTTCGTGCAAAGGGCGGCGGTATTTACCGAGAGGAAGGGGAAGGTGATGAGGCCCAAGAGATTAAGGTTTACGAGTACGACCTGTACCCATTCAAAAGAATTGTCGACCCAAACGACGGCGAATCTGTCGTATTCAGACTGCACCTGCCTATAGATGGCGACAGGGAGTTCACTATCCCGTTGGCGCAAATGATGGCGTCCGACCAATTTAGGAACGCACTTGGCTATCAAGGTGTAGTCGCTTCAGCAACGCAGATGAAAGAGATTATGAATTACTCAATTAAGTTCGTTAAGGAACTGCAAAAAATACAGAAAGCCAACCAAGCTCGGCTGCAGTTTGGCTGGGACGATAAGCGCGAGAAGTTTATTGTAGGAAACCGGACATACTGCCCCGGCGGCAAGGTTGAGCATAACCCTGCGTCAAGCACAACGGCTGATATCATGCGCCACCTCGATATACGAGGAACATTGGATGACTGGAAAGCCGCTGCAAATGTGTTTGCTCGCCCCGGTATGGAGCCGCTTCAGTTGGCAGTTGCTGCTGGGTTTGCAGCGCCGCTGATGCCGTTCACTGGCGTCTCTGGTGTAACACTTAACCTAATTAGTAATGATTCCGGCACAGGTAAGACAATGGCCGGGCATGTGGCTCTGTCTATGTATGGTCGCCCAGAAGACCTGCGGTTGGCGAAGAACGACACTAACGCCGCACGTCTGCATCGCATTGGCGTGATGAACAACCTGCCTGTGCTGTCTGATGAGATGACTAACATCTCTCCTGATGAAATATCGAATCTTCTCTACGCCGTGTCTCAGGGGCGTGGCCGTCATCGCATGGAGAGAGATAGCAACCGCGAACGCAAGAACTTAAGCACGTGGAAGACGATCTTTATCACCAACTCCAATGCGTCATTCACAAGCAAGCTGGCTAAGGCTAAGTCCCGCCCAGACGGTGAGATGATGCGGCTTATTGAGATGAACGTAGAGAGGCACCAAGTTGATGGCGCGGATGTCCTGTTTGACCGCCTCGACACATCTCACGGGCATGCTGGCGATATCTACATCAGATGGCTTGTCGAAAACAACAGCCACATTGCCAAGCTGTATGACAAAGAGCGTGAACGCATTTATAAGAAGATCGGCAAGCGCATGGAAGAGCGTTTCTGGGTTAGCGCCCTAGCCATGAAGATGGTAGGCCTGCGCATAGGGCAGAAGCTGGGCCTGATCGACTACGACCTCGTGCATCTTCTTGATTGGATTTGTGAGTATATCGAGAGCCGACGCAAAGAAGTTGAAGCTGAAAAATCTTCAGCCGATGGTCTGGTGGGTGAGTTCTTGATGGACCACTCAAACGGCATCCTCGCAATCGGCACCCGCATCAACCCGCGCTCTGGAGACAATGTCTGGATGCCATCTCGGTCGGGAAGACTGGTTGCTCGGTTCGAGCTGGATGAAAACCTGATGTACATCTCCAAGAAAGCTTTCCGCGAGTACTGCGTAGACAGGCAGTACACGGAGTCCGAGGCACTCAAGGAAACGTCAAAGTCTAGCTCAATATCAGTACATAAAGACAGCTAAGAAGCGCATGATGGCAGGCACCTCGATAACAGCACCGGGGGTAGAGGCGCACATATTTAAGTGCAACCCAGAAGAGGCAGAGGCTGTGTTTGAGGCGCTGTCTAAGCAGAACAGCAATGAGAGTGAGGAGGACTAAGATGTGCTCCGCTGGGATTTTGACGCCGCCCTTGGCGGGATGAGGGTAGGGGATAGCTTTTTTATCCCCTGCCTTGAGTGCGAACGATACCGTGGTCAGATCGGAAGACTCGCTAAGGAGTACGGCATCGAGGTGCGCACCATGAAAAGAATTGAGAGCAACATCAAGGGTTTACGCGTCTGGAGAATCAGGTAGAATTCCACTTACAGTGACGTTTCGCTCTCTCCTCTCTGACCCGTCACTGGTCTCTGAAGTGGATTGCCCCCGGTTCGCCGGGGGCTTTTTTATTCGTCGTAGACAAAACTCCGAATCCTACGAATCTGCGGCGCAAGCCTAGCCTGAAACTCACGCTCCCGGTCTATGCGATTGCGCTTCTCTTCTGCCGACAGATTTGAGTTCTGAATCTGACGAATACGACGGTTGCTCTTTTCTATTGTGTTTTCAATGCGGTTGATCTGCTCTCGCACACGAAGCAAGCGCTGGCTGTCTTCCGCAATTTCTTCGACTCGCTCCACATCACCACGACGTCGCGCCAGATTCAACGAACCAACAGCCGCCCTAACCTCATCTCGCAGCGTGTAGAAGTCTTGCTTGAACCCAGTGCCCTGTGTGCGATTAAACAGCACTCTGCTAATCGGCAGATCAGCCAACTCTCGCTTGGTGCGTTCTTCACCAGTTGCGTTTTCGTACACAATGTCAGTGAGAACAAGCGCGTTACCACCAAGCGTGCCGAGGTAACCCTTTATCAAATGGTCAGCAACAAGCGGAGAGATGCCCACGTTTGAGAACAGACGTGCAAGCTGCGAAGTACTCTCCCTGTACTGATCTTCAATCTGCTTGTACTGCTCACCCATGCCGACAATCGGAGCACCTGTGAAGAAGTTGTAGTTGACCATTGCCTCCAGCGACGGCTTAACAAGCTGCGGCGTGAAGTTAGGCCCGCTAACTGCAGTCATAAACGCATCTCGAAGCTCAACCGCTGCTTTCTTAGAGTCAATGTCATCACGCATCATTTGCATGACAGCAGCTTCTGGCAGTGCCTTTGTGATGAACGCCAAGTCAGCAGGCATCGCCATCTTGAGCGGGGGAAGGTCGTCTCCCAGCGGCACCAAGAAGAACCTAGTGCGGATGTGCGGCGGCTGGTTAACATACTCATCGTCATCAGCGTTCATCAGAGCATACAACCCGCTCAGTACGCTGAGCTTCATCATCGCACCCCAGAACACACCAAGTGCCTGTTTTTTCTCTTCTTGGCTGAGACCGCGACCCACCATCGACTTGCCAAGGACGTTCATACCCTGCATGTAAGCGTTCATAAACGGGATGATCTGGCGCAGAACAGATGCAAGCTGGCTAGTGCCGCGACGGTTAAAGTTGATAATTTCAGAGGCACGCCAGAAAGCCATAGTTTCGTCGTTTGTATCAGCTAAGGTCTGATCAAACACAGCTTTCCTCTGCGCCAAGTCGGAGGCTTCAGCATTGCGCTCACCGAAGCGAATAACTTTGCCGCCAAACCCAATCTCGTCGCCCAGCGCTTCAGCTTCCGCAGTCTGTCGTGCCTGCTCAGGCATATAGTCATACTGACCAACGATGCCGTACTGATTAAGGTTCTCGTCGCCGAACTGCCCACTACGCAAGTCCTGACGAATCCGCCACCAATTACTCACAACACGTGACCACCGCGAGCCCCGTTTTTAAGACCACCAAAGGCAAACACACGGAATGTATCCTGCTGCAGCTGGCTGAGAATAAAGTCCGGCGACAAGGTAATACCCTTACGCAAGAAGTTCGCAAACGCTGCAAACGGGCGAAGCATTGGCACGGTGGCAGATTCAGTGCCTCGCCATGCGTACGCATCACGCGGGTCCACCGGCACCATAAAGCGCAGCTTACCGTTTTCTTTCCATGAGACCGAATGTGGGCGATCTTCAGCCGGAATCTGTTCTTCAGACTTATACTCTGCTTTAACGGCAGTGCCGGGGCTCTCTGCTTCTACTTCACGAAGGCCTCGGGCCAGCTCCTTGGCGGCGTGATTACGCACCGTTGCCTGTGTCATCCACATAGAAAGCTTGGCCATGTTGTCGAGCACGTTGTCGACTTCGCGAGGTGAACCTCGCAGGCGTTTAATCTCACCAATGCGCATCAGACCCGATGTGTGAACCTCATACCCACTGACTGCGTTCGGGTCAGCATCATCCAGTAAGCGGTTGAACGGCACATACGCAGCGTTTTCTTTTAAATCTTCAGCGTATTCTTTGGAAAGAACCCCAGCTTCGACCATTGAGTCGATCTGGCCATTCTTAAACTGCGTGAACTTATCAAACGCAGACTGAAGCTCAGGGTATGTGGCAAAAAGTTTTTCTAACTCTCGGTTCTCGCGCTGGCGCTCGCGAATAGCAGCACCATCCATGTTTGGGTACAGATCGACAATCTTTGCTTCAGTCTGCTCAGCCTCGCGGTTTTTGTTTTGGCTTCGCTGTCTATCTGCTTTGCGCTGCAACTCAGCGTTGTTTTTATCTATCTCAAGCTCACGCCGCGCAATAGTGGCCGCATGGAAACGGTTCATTGCGTTGTCATGGCCGATTCGCTCGCCCAGCTTGGCAAGGTCTGCAACAACATCAGTAAGAGAAGCGACGCCGTCCTGACGCACGCCTTTCCAGAGTCCTACCTTTTTATCAAATACAAGCGAGCCTTGGCGCAGAACAACGGCAGCCAGACCTTCAGAGCGGAGAGACTGCACATAGGAGACCATCGGGTTGAT